ATGAAACAAATTTAAACCAATATAAACATCATGTTAAATCGGGAAAGCAAGAAGATTTGAAAGAATTATTACAACGTGACCTACCAGTAACAAGTAAATTAATACATATGAACCATATTACTAAAAATTCAGAGAGGACACCATTAAGTGTTAACAATACGATAAATGAACTAGTAAAATATACAATCAATCACGATAATATTAGCTACGATGATTATATTTCAATTAAAAATATAATATATTCTATCAAACGCGACTTTTTTTCATTTTTTAATAAACATAAGAGGATTTATAATAATATTTCACGTTTAAATCAAGACCGTTATTCCGACATTTTTCAGAAAAACACGTTCTATAATTATATATTTGATAAACGAAAAGGTACACAAGAAGAAAATGATTTATTAACCGATTTATTAGTTAAAACGTATTTGCGTGAACAACTGATACGGTTTGATGGTATAGATGGAACAAATAACACTAATAAACGGCAACTACTGCAAGAAGAACCAAAGGAACTTGATATAGATGAAAATTGGAAAAAAATGTATAAAAAAAAACACCCAAACTCTAGTAATAAAGATTATTATAATGCGTTCGTTATATTCTTAGATAAAGGCCTTATTGTTAAACCTGAAGATATTGCAACGTATTCTAAAAATGACGACACTACATCCGAATTTATTGAAAGACAATTTACAAATTCGTCCTTTATTACACACGCGAATAGTATAGACAATTTAAGATTTCTAACACATTTAATATCATATGGAAACGCTTCACTTGTGAATGACAATTTTGAAAGTATGATGGAAAATTACAAAACATATTTAGGTTCTTTGAATGGTAATAATGAAAATGGCAATTCTGTAAATTATGGTTCGGGTAAATGTGAGATAAATATTAAATTGTCGAAGAAATATATTTCGGAAGAAGAATTAGAAGACGATAATGATAAGGACATACAATATGATAAAGAATTTGATGATACATATTATGACGCTATGCATATCTATGCGGATGAAAAGAAAAATATGACAAATGAACAATTCGAAACGTATTTGTCCGAAAAAATGAAGGAAGTACACAACTTGGATGAAGATGGTGCGCTTGATATGGCAAAAACAATTATAAATGGTAAAAGGATGATTAGCAATGGTGATTATGCATTATTAGAACTATATGATGATGAATTAGTTTCTATCAGAATATACAAAAGAATAAATAGAAGATGGGTATTAGACGAGGAGGCAACATCACAACATATGAATAATTTCTCTCTACTTATGGATGGGAATAGATGTCCACAAACAATTGATTGTGGTTACGATGGCAACATTTCATCTAATGGTTCTGATTGTTTATCTACCCGAGAGAAAAGAGAGAAAATAAACAAGGTATTTGTCGATCAAATGATACTGGAATTTAAACATGTTTATTCCAAAAAGGAGACAGAACTCAAATTATTGATCTCTCATATGGGAGAGAAATTGAGAAGACAACAAGTGTTGAATAATAAATTATTATATAAACATTCGGACAAAGCAAACCGAATATCTAATTTCTATAACTTTCAAGATATGTCTATTATTAGCCCGCTTCATTCGATGCGTGACCAAATATTAGGGAATGAAGATTTTGCAACCAAACAACAAGAGATTATTATGTTTGTTAATAAATTCCTTAGGAAACCAAATAGTTCTAATTCTGACGCTATTTCGGAAAATAAATATATGTTATATTGCAAAGACACAAACCAGGCAATTTTGCCATTATTTCTATATGAATTGGCGAACGCGTTTGTAGGCCAGGGTGGAAACTATACAAGAGAATTAGAGAGAATAAAAAATACACAAGGCGAATTAAGCGATGATGGTGGTTTTTGGGTTGATGCAAAATCTGGGTCTGGTTATAAAATATGCGATATTGATTATAGTTTTGATGAAGGGTATACTGAAGGTGGTTCTAAAATCACTACTCACGCAGTATTGGAACCCGAGGAACCAACCGATGATGACGAATTTGAATTATCTGTTTCCGAATTAGAAAATTACGAAGAATTTAAAAACAAATTAATTGAAACTACTTCAAAGGACAAAGATGAGAATGTTATGTTTACTTCAACAGATGCAAATGATATATATACATTGTTGTCGAAAAGTGAAAATTTCACAGGTATTATATTAGAAAATAAAGTTGAAATTGTCATTAAAATACTTAACTTTTACAACAGAAGTCCTGCATTGCAAGATAAAGCAGAGATTGCGAAAGTTGTTTTATCTATGGCTGCCATTGTAATAAATATTCAATTGCAAATATTTGATATTTCGGTAATTAGATACTCGGGGTCGTGTATTCCATTTATATTTGGGTTCCCACTATACGATGAAACGAATATGAAAACGGTTGAATTTGTTGTATGTGTCTTTAAAGAGTTGAAGTTGAATGAACTTATTAATTCTATGAAAATTGAAGAAGTTGTTACTACTTTAAAACCATATATTGTAAAATTAGCTAGGGGGGAATTTAAAAGCGATATAAACCGGTTTTTAACAGAGAGAAAAACTGCTGTTGAAAAACAAGTTGATGTTCAATATAAAGGGTCATTCAATTATAAATTGTTTATGCCATATCAAGGTAATATTAAATTACCATCATACAACCCATTATCTACCAAAATTAAAGAACCGTACATGTCATTTGAAAATAGAATGATTGCTACATCAAAAATAATTGAGTTATCCTATTATATCCTATATGAAATGCACAATACTGTTTCAAAGGAAGAATTACATTTTATTGGAAATAAAATACATAAAAATAATACTTGTTGTATGTCTAATCATTCAACGGTTGATGCGTATTTCCGTGAAAATAATAGGTCATATGATTCATACATTGACCAATCACGAGAAATTAATAATATGTTAAATACTACACGGTTAAATAGTAAACCGAATTGTTATTATTCGAATGAAAATACACGTAAATTTGTACCAAATCCGTCTAATAGTTATGATACTATATTACTTAATGATGCCGTTCATACATATAGACAGAAATACATTGAACAAAATATTATAGATGATGATGATGATGATGATAATGATGATAATGATAATGATGATAATGATAATGATGATAATGATAATAATAATAATAATAATAATAATAATGTATCACTCAATAATGAAGACAATGGAAATAAGATGTTCCAACCAGAGAAAATAGATACAACGTATATTCATAAAAAAAATATTGTTAAAATGGACACCCATATTAATATGTCTTTATGCGAAACATTACAGCGTAGAATGCAAGATAGAATTGATTGCCAATTACAGGATAAAGACAAAGACAAAGATGACGACGAAGACAAAATAGCTATGTGTGTAAAGGAAGATTTAACACCTAAATTTGAAAATTTTGTTGATAAATTACATGAACTGATAAAGGATATACCTTGCGAAGGTTCCCCAGAATTAGAAGATAAATTTAAATCCAAAATTTCTAAAATGGAAAGTTATATTTTCAATCAAATACAAAAAATGAAAGATAGTATTACGAAAAATTTACAAACATTACCAAATGTCAAAGGAAGAAGGAAAACATCACAAAAATATGATATGTTCTTTGATAATTTAAAAACTATCTTTTTAAATTGGAGTAAGAATAAATCGGATTCTAACCCAATACAATTAGTGAATACGTTCAAAATAATAATAAATATTATTAAAATAAAATCCTTTAAGAATTTTACTGAAACCGTAGAGGTAGTTAATAACCCATATGTTGTTCCTAAACATTGGGGATTATATAAAAATGATGCTATCATTTTATCGGATTTTAATAAAAAAATGGATACATTACATAATGTTAATTCTATTACCCAGGAACTGTTTCATAAAATTAATATTCCATTAAATGAACATATATCTTGGATCAACACCTTCTCTTTGCCTAAAGATTTAAAACATATGGAAATTTATATTTATATTTACAGTATCTTATATTTGCTATATATAATTCAAGAAAACATTGATACCATTACAAATGCGGATTGCAAACTGAATTCCAAAATATTTCTAAATAGTTTAATTGAACGACTATTAATTGAATTTAAGAACCAAACGATTAATTTTGAACAAATTATGGATAAAACGTTACGTTCTAAAGAAAGGGAAAAAGACCAGATGACAGCAAAGTTAAAGGGTATGAATGATGATGAAGGAGAAGTGGATGAATTTTTGAGATTACATAAATTAGGAAAATGGGGCAAGGGTCTACAGAAAAGTTTATTTGTGTATGATGCTCGCACACAAGAAGAAGAAAGAAAGCAATTTACCGGTCAAGAACAAGAAGAGCGGGAACAAGAAGAGCAGGAACAAGAAGAGGCAGATTTATCAAATTTAGGCGAAGATGGAGAAGATTTAAGCGAGGAATAAATTTATTATATTTAAAATTTTATTATATTTAAAATCTTCAAATGTAATATATATATAGATATAGCACTTATATGTCCAATTTTATTTATGTAATGAAACAACAAAAAGTGGGTGTAACCATTATTATTTATTTGTTAATTATGTTTAGTTTAATTTACACCAAACCTTCCTTCCTATTTAACCCCGATGATAGTATTAAACCATTTGGAGTTGGGTATCAAACAAAATCTATATTATCGCTCCCAATCATTTCTATTTTAGTCGGTATACTATCATATATGTTTGTTCTACATTTCTTGAATTATAGTAATGCTAAATTTTAGATATAGAACAAATATAGAACAAATATAGAACAAATAAATATTCATAATATATAATTATATATTATGAGTTATGGAGCTAATTTAGTAGAACCAGGTGTGCAATTCTTTTTTAGACAGTCGCTTAAAAAATGTCACGAATTCAAAGAAAAATACTACAACATTTATTACAATATTTTTGTCACTGTTTCCATCTTTGTTGTAGTTGGATTATTTCTTAGATATAAGTATAAAGGCAAACTTACTAAAGAAGAGGAAGAAATAAAAGACCGAAAAAAACAAGAATATATTTTATCCAAAATTAAAAATTACCAAGCAACACAAAAAGTAAATAGAAATACAATCACAAACTTACCTGCTTTTAACAATGAATATGAAACAATTGCTAGACGTCTGTACAATCAATAATTTTTGGATATTTTTGGATAATATATATATATAAATATTCACATTATATATATATAAATTATATTATGAGTATGATTACGAATATCCTTAGCAAATTACTTGGCGAAACATTGTTGAGTTTTTACCCTATAATTGTCAAGAAAATAAATTTGGATTTAATATTACAATTATGGAGTAGATACTTTTCATATGTTATTTTTTCTGCATTCTTTATCGACTGGGGCTTTGTATATAAATCAATAAGGTCGTTTGATGGATTGATGCTGTCGGTTATTACGCTTATACACGTTTATACTTCATATCGTAGTTTTCAGTTATTAGATAGCGGGATTGCAACCACTATCTTTTATTTATACCCAATCATAATATTATTGTTATCGGGAACTTATTTTTCCCCTATTATTTTTGTTTCATTATTTGGTGTTTATCTGATTGCAAATGACATCAATGGTTCATCACAATCAGATAATACAAATAGTGAAAATACAAACGCGGAATTAGACGAACTCTTGCACAAATATGGAGCAAATGGTCGGGCAAATATATTTAAGGATGGTAAGAATTTAAAAGAACATTATTGGAATGAAGGAATTATTACCGCATTACTTGCTGCATTCACAGAAGCAGTTATATTTTATTTAATCCGGAATATAAAAACGAATAATAATTGGAACCATCTATTTTTATCATATTTTATTGGGGCAATCGTACTTACATTTTTCTTATGGGAAAAAATAAGCAAAACTACCTTATATAGTGGTATGTCGTTGTCCTTAGGGTTAAATTCATTTATAGGACTAATCGGATATTATTTAAGGTTCTATTCAATTTCTAGGTTGGATACATATACATATGCTATATTATCTTACTTTGGGATTGTTATGTCATATATTTACGGCGTCGTTCTAAATAACGAGGTTATTACTTTACAAAAACTATTTGGCACACTATGTATTATTAGCGCGAATATATATACAATATTTAGATGATAACCATTCGTCAATAATTAGTCAATAATTAATCAATAATTAATCAATAATTAGTCAATCGTATACGATGTGTAAGGGTTGTTTGAAAATTTAATGGAAGACACATTTGGACATTCCGACCCGATTTTTAATGTTATATATTCTTTCATTTCATTCATATTACCATATGTTACTACAATATCATCATAATATAATTTAAACACTCCAATCTGCTCTAATATATCCACTTTGGATATTATCAAAATATTCACACCAGATACATTTATTGCATATATTAATTTATTCAAATTCAACCAGTTCACTTTTCGACGCCGTTTTGTTGTTACACCATATTCTTCTCCCACCTCTCCAATTTTATGTAATTCTACGTTGTCTAATAATTCATCGGGGAAAAATGGGTCAATCCCAGAACGAGTATCATATATTTTAACTGCACCATATATATCATCAATCAACTTTGGACTAAATCCCAAACTACATGCACTATACGGCAATGTAACACTCGACGTTGTATAAGGATAATTTCCTTCGTTTATGTCTAACCAAAAACCTTGCGCCCCTTCGCATAATACGTTTCCATATAATTCCCCATTCCATAAATATTCTTTCAACTCAGGTATATCTTTTACTTGTAACCCAACCCTTCTATATTTATCACTATAACAAGGTGCTATTCCGCGTTTAGTTGTTCCTTGCTCTTTATTTAATTCATTTATATCTTGCTCAATATGCTCATCTGTTACAATATGAGCATTTGGACTAATTTTTATAAGGTATGTATTAAACCCATTGGTGTTCAAATAATCCACTTCTTCAAAAAAACTTTTGATATTTACAACACAATCTGGTCCTATAATTGATTTCACGCCATAAAATACACCACTTGGTATTAAGTGCGTCTTATATTTATTCTTTTTTACATACACTGTATGACCGGCGTTATTCCCACCATTCCAACGACATACAAAATCATACGCATTACTTTTTGCTAATTGCGACACTATCTTTCCTTTTGCTTCATCCCCCCACGCCAAACCACAACAAATATCAACCTTCTTTATAGCAGTTACACTCATTCTTATTATAGATATATCTATTATAAATATATCTATATGTGTTATTATTAAATTAAAATTTATATATATATATTAGTAAATAGTTATGTTGATTGATGAACGTACAAAAAAAGCGATTAATAAATTCTATGAATATAAATCAAATTACGAACAAGAACGCCAGGATAAAATTGATAAAATTCATAAAAAATACGCTGATAATAATGGGGAAATTCAAAAACAACTGGCTAAATTTAAGCAATCCTGTATATATTGCAAACGTAGTGTAAATACACAATTTATTAAAAAAAACAACCGTTTAATTATTATGTGTGGCGACAAAAATATGCCGTGCCCCGATAAATTAGAAATTGTTATTCCGAATTTTATCCATATTAATGATGGTATTCAACAATATAATAAATCATTAGAGGAATTAAGACAAAAGATTATTAAAATACGAGCAGACCTTACATATGAATTCATTGACGAAGAAGAAGCAATCAACGAATTTCAAAATTTGAATGATGAATTCAATACTGATTCTGAATTTTATACCGGGTTACTTTTATATAAAGGGAATATTGAGGAAAATAAAGAACGCGAACATATGATGATTTCTAAAATTAGCGAAATTAATAGATTAAAACAAGCAAGCTCTCAATTATTACAAAAATACGCTAAAACACATACACAACAACTTTTGCAAGATTATATTGAACTTATTAAATGTAAAGTTTTTCCGCAAAAACAACAATTGCAGAATTTAAGATATAGTTTTCAAGAAATCATAAGTAGAGAAATTAATACTGGTGAAGAAAGAGCTGGGACAATTGAATATAAATTATTTCAACGACCTAATTTATTTGAATTGTACCAGCATATTTGGGCGAGTATTGAAGATCCAACGGTTTTGCAGAATGGCAAAAAAAAAGATAGTGTTAATAGTTTTATTGTTGAAGATAGTGAAGAAACAAAACGTAATCAAAATAATGAGGAAGATGATGATGGGGCTGAGGATGATGGGGCTAATAATAATAATAATAATAATAATAATAATAATAATGATAATAATGATGATAATAATAGTAATAATAATAATGGGGATTTAGAAGAAGTTGTTATTGATGAAGGGAACATTGCACCACAAAATGAAGTAATTGAATTACGACCTAAGACAAATGAATACGAAACTGATAGTGATGACGATAATTATGGGAATGGGAACGATGATGATGATGAATAAGATGATGAATAAGAACAAGATTAAGAAGAAGATTAAGAAGAAGATTAAGAAGAAGATTGAGAAGAAGATTAAGAAGAAGATTAATAATAAGAAGAAAAAAATATTATTTACACCCCCCCCGTTAATTTATATTACTGACAAATTTATATTATACGTTAAATATATTATAAATATGTTAAGTAGATTTTGTGATATGATTGATTTAAAACTTTTTTTATTCAGTTTTTTTATTGGTATATTATTTGTTTATACCCTGGGTGCTGACCGAAAAACGGTGTATATGTACCCTTCCCCTAATACATACAAAGATATTGTTATTCAAGATGATGTTGGTAATTGCTTTAAATATGACCAAAAAAAGTTATCTTGTGAAAAAAATAAAGATAAAATAACTTCTTTCCCAGTTCAATACGAATCTACCGAAAAAGAAAGAGAAGAAGATAAAACACAAAATAAAATTCTTGGTATTTTTTAAATATCCATTATGATATATTAATATATTAATATATTTATATATCATAATATATCATAATGGCATCTACGAGAAATAAAAATAGCGCAGAGAATTACGCTTCTCAGCAAAAACGCATTACCCATATTCATACGAATATATTAGATACAAATTATACATACAATAATCAATCTTTCCTACCTGACTTTGGCTTAAACCCCGCACAAATGCCTAGAAATTCAATTGCACCGAATAGTGTGGATTTAGAATCATCATTACGTGGTATTGGTGCAACGAATTTGATAAATCCAACAGTACCAGTCCCTCTTCAAAATATACATATGCCTACTATTCGGTTTTTTGATAGAAATGAATTAATTATGCCCAAAGATTTAGCAATAGAAGGAAATCAACGTCCGTTAAAGTAAAAATATAATATATGTAATTTTTATAATAACTATATATATTAATGGCTTTTACAAGATTTAAATATGATAAATCACGTGTTGATAAACAATTAAATGAAGAAACATTTACAGCACGGTATATGTTAAATACCCCAGGGAATGGAACAGCAATGCCATTTCAAGAAGACCCACATACAAGATTACAAATGTGGGGTGCAAATTTTGCAGGAAATGCATTAGATGTGGAAAACGATTTGATGGGAATTACACGTCCATTAAACAGAGATTGTCTTAAGGATGAATATAAAAAAAATGCAACCCCGTTAGAAACATTACATTATTCAACAACACCCTCCCATGTTTCTCAGTCGCGAGTTGAAACACCTGCGTGGGAAGTTCGCAGTGTAATGCCCGACCGTGGCAACTTTCTATTTTATAATCCTCAAGAACATGTTGACCGCGAATTTCAAAATAATCTAAATACACGTATGATACAAAAAGATATGTATAAACACGGCAACCATTTAACGCGAGTTAGTGGAGGCAATGAAACAAATTGAATTGCTAATTGGTGTTGTGAATATTAGAATTATCATTGTGGTTTAATTTTAAAAATAAAATATTTTTATTCATTATTTATGAATGAATAAAAATACAAATGTGTCTAAGCGTAAAGCAAAGGACAAATCCAAGCACAAATCCAAGCACAAATCCAAGCACAAATATGATGAATTTGGAAATATAATCACAGAAAAAAACACATACATAAAGGGGTTAATTAAGCGAATTCCGAACATACGCAATTCGATTGTGTTAAATAAATGGTTTTTTTCATTGATAATACTTATTATCATTTATTGGTCATATATAGAAACAATTAAAAGCAATAATTTAAATTTCTATAAAACTACATACATTACGTCTATTACATACATTCTACATTTTTATTGGTTATTTACTTGTTTAATAATAACTGCAATGTGGGGGTGGTACGCGCATTATTTAAGTCATCATATAAGTTGCAATGATTATTTGGAAACATTGCACATTCCTAAAAATGGTTTTCTTCATTTTATAGCAACATATGTTTATGATTTCCACGATATAATTCATCATAATAGCGCCATAAATAAAAAGTGGATAAATTTACTCATAGAATTTATCTCTAATTTCTGGTACGAAGGTATATTCTATGTTTTTATTTTATGGATATTTAATCTACACCATTTAATTTATATTAAAATACCTCTATTGTGGGGTTTAACATACGCTAGTTCTCATTGTATAAATTATACTATATTAGAACCTTTGTGTCATGTACAGCACCATAAAAATCCATATACCAACTTTGGATTAGACACCATCGATGTTATCATGAATACAAAATATGATATTGATTGTTTGGAAGATTTTAATCATACTGGTTTCAATATGTTGGTTTTATTTTTACTCATTGAGTATCTTTATCCGTGATGCCATCAAGTGTGTGTTTAACCAACGAATTTTGTTTAACCAATGTATATCTAAAATTATCACTAAACACAATATAGTATTCATTCGTTAATTTAAATGTTTTAAACTCGCTATCCATAATTGATATTTCATATTGTGTATCTTGTGTTATATTAATGTTATGTGTTCTCTTCATAAGGAAATGTAAATGCTCATATATTAAAATGTTCGAATTGGTATAATAAAAATTAATAGGACTGGCAAGCGATAAAACATACGAGGTATCATCGTTATCTTCGCCCAATGTGACTTCAATATTTAAAAAATATTTATCACTACTTATTTTACACTTTTCATAATTGTCCAAGTTAGTGCATACTTTTCCAGTTCTCTTATTTTCACTATTTTCAATCAAAATTTGTATATCATAATCAACATTTTCGTCATTATTATCATTGTTATCATTATTATCATTTGTTAATAATTCATTATTTTTATAATAAAATATCTCCATATTATTTGTTGTAATAAACTTTCTTTTAATTAATGTAATTTTACTTTCAAAAAAACTAAACAAATAAATGAAAAAATATAGTATTTTACATAATTGGGTTTGAAAAAAAACGAGCATTAATGTATATATTATATGTATTATATACATTATTTAAGTATTATTTAAGTATTATTTAAGTATTATT